CGTCTCCGTGGCTGATCTCTACAACAAGTTCAACGCCAAGCGGAGGTAAGCGATGCCCCAGGGTCAGGTGATCGGACGCGTAAGCGTCCGCGTCCTCCCCGACACCAGCGAGTTCCGCAGCAAGACTCGCAAGGCGCTGGACAAGGAGGAGAAGAACCTCAAGGTCGAAGTGCAGGTCATGCCCAACATGGCCGGCTTCGAGCGCCAGTTGCTCACCGAGATCAGCAAGATCAGCCAGCGCAACCGCCAGTCGGATGCACGCAAGGTCAAGATCTACACGCGGATCGACACGAGCACCATGTCCGGCGAGCTGGCCAAGGCCATCCGGAAGTACTCCGACAAGGCCAAGACCGGCTCGAAGGTCCAGCTCCAGTCGGAGCTCGACGTGGGCGACATCAAGCTGAAGATCAGCGACCAGTCGCTGCGCGACATGACCAAGCAGCTCAACGACTGGCGGGACAAGAACTCCCCGCAGACGATCAAGATCAAGCCGGACATGTCTGCGGTCAGTGGGGCTGCGACCTCGGCCCGCCTCGGTGTGCTGACCCGGCCTCGCACGGTCTCGATCATCCCCGAGCTGAACAACGCGGCTGTCGCCAAGGTGGCCACCGCTCTCGCCGCGCTCTCCGGTGTGCGTGTGCTGAACAACCTCTTCGAGAAGTTCGGCAACATCCTGCGGAACCTCGACAAGAGCGTGCCGATCATCGGCTCCCTGGCCTCCGCGATGGCCGGCCTCGCGAGCATGGCGCTCGCAGGCGCGAGCAACCTCTTCGCGCTGTCAGCTTCGCTGGCGCAGATCGGACCAGCAGTCGCCCTGCTGCCCGGCCTGATGGGTGGCTTCGCGGTCGGACTCGGCGTCACGATCGCCGCGTTCAAGGACTTCAACAAGCAGATCCCCGAGGTCAAGAAGACCCTCTCGGATCTTCAGAACACGATCAGCTCGAACTTCTGGGACAAGGCCCGCGAGCCGATCAGGGACATGGTCGACTCCCTGCTCCCCGCGTTCCGCAAGGGCGTTGCGGACACGGCCACCGAACTCGGCGGGTTCTTCGGGTCCTTCGCCAAGAACCTCGGCACCTCCCTGTCCCCCGCGATGGGCCAGATGTTCGACGACCTGTCGAGCTCGATCACCATCGCGACCACCGGCACCAAGGGCTTCGCCGACATCATCGCGACCCTCGGCAAGGTCGGCACCAGCTACCTGCCGCAGCTCGCCCAGTGGTTCGTCGACCTCTCCGACCGCTTCGCCGACTTCCTCGCCAAGAAGGGCGAGAACGGGATCAAGGCTGAGATCGACGAGGGCATCCAGGCCCTGAAGGATCTCGGCGGCGTCCTCTACGAGACGTACGGCATCCTCTCCGGGATCTCCAAGGCCGCGACCGAGGCTGGCGGCACGTCGCTGCACACGCTGCGCGACTCACTCGCTGGCATCCACGACGTCGTGGACTCCAAGGGATTCCAGTCCGGCCTGGTCGACGTCTTCAACGCGGCGCACGTCGCGATGAACAACATCGCCGGCCGATCCGGTCCGGCGGTCAAGGGCCTGTTCATCGAGCTCGGTCAGCTCATGACGACGATCCTGCCGCAGGCCGGCGAGATCATCGGCACCGCGGTTGGTGCCATCGCTGACGCGCTCAACCAGCCTGCCGTGACGCAGGGCATCAAGGCACTGTTCTCCGGCCTCGACGGAGCAGTGCAGGCACTCGCTCCCGCGATGGCTCCGCTCGGCCAGGCCCTCGGCGCGCTGATGCAGGTGGTCGGCGCGATGCTTCCCGCGTTCGGGCAGCTCGTCTCCGCCGCGCTCATCCCGCTGGCCGGCGCCTTCGCTCAGCTCGCCCCGATGATCGGTCCGATCGTCGAGCTGCTGGCCGGAGCGCTGACGTCCGCGTTCCAGACCCTCGCTCCGGTCATCGCGCAGATGGTCCCGCTCGTCGGCGAAATGCTCGGGGCTGCCTTCGGGTTCCTCTCCGAGCTCCTTCCCCCGATCGCCGACATCTTCAAGCAGATCCTCGCCGCGGCGATGCCGCTGGCTGCGGCGTTCATGGACGCCCTGGCCCCGATCCTGCCCGTCCTCTCCGACGCGCTGGGCAAGATCCTCGAAGCGCTGAAGCCGCTGATCGAGACCGCACTGAAGATCATCTCGGCCGTCATCACGCCGCTTCTGCCCATGCTGTCCGAGGTCGTCCAGTCGGTTCTCCCGCCCCTGGCTGACGCGGTCATGCGTGTGGTCGAGGCATTGCAGCCCTTCATGGATGCACTGCTCGCGGTCGTGAACTTCCTGATGCCGATCCTCGTTCCGATCATCCAGTTCATCGTCGAGCTGCTGGCCGGCGCGCTGGTTGCTGCGATCAACGGAGTGGGCCTGGTCCTCGAAGGACTCAAGGAGTTCTTCGTCGGCATGTGGGACTACGTCTCAAGCTGGTTCGCCCTCTTCGTGGGGATCTGGCACGGCAACTGGTCCGAGATCATGGCCGCTCTGGAAGGGATCTGGAACGCCATCCTCGGGATGCTGAAGGGCATCTGGGACGTGATCCTCGGCGCCCTGGAGTTCTTCTTCAACGTCGGCATCCTGGGCACCGCAGGCAAGGCCCTGAAGGGTCTGGGTGCGCTGTTCAAGGCCGGCTGGAAGGCCGTCGTCGACCTGTTCAAGGGCGCCACGGACTTCGTCATCGGCAACTTCCGCTTCTTCACGACCGGCCTCGGAAGACTGGCCCTCGACGGCATCAAGGCCGTGGGTAAGTTCTTCTCGGATGGATGGAAGGTCGTCACCGGCTACTTCCGCCTGGCCCTGACGGGCATCGGGAAGATCGTCACGGACGGCATGGCCTCGGTCGGCCGGTTCTTCTCCTCGGCTTGGACCTCGATCCGCACCGCCGCGGTGACGAAGCTCAACGCTCTGATCACCACGATCAGCGAGTGGATCGGTAAGGCCGCAACCACGGTCGGCAAGCTGCCGGGCAAGGCCAAGGAGGCGCTCGGCGACCTCGGCAAGACGCTGCTCCGTGCCGGTGAGGCGCTCATCAAGGGCTTCATCTCCGGCGTCAAGAGCATGTTCAGCTCGGTCAAGTCCACCCTTGGTGACCTCACCGACAAGCTGACCGACTGGAAGGGTCCTCTCCCCAAGGACAAGGTCCTTCTCTACAACGCCGGTGTCGTGATCATCAAGGGTCTGATCAAGGGCCTTGAGTCGCAGTACGGCAACGTCAAGAAGTCGCTCGAAGGTCTCACCTCCCTGATCGGGAAGGCGAAGCTGGGCAAGGGCCTGACGGCCAGGCTCAAGGGCGACCAGGCGAAGCTCAACAGTCTGCTGAAGGACTGGCAGAAGCTGAACGACAAGCTCGACGCTGCGAAGAAGAACCTGGCCGACCTCAAGAAGGCCAAGTCCGACTACGCGGCGAGCATCGCTCAGAAGATCGTTGACGACGCCAACGTCACGAACATGGAGGGCGGCTTCTCCGGAATCCTGGAGCAGCTGAAGCAGGCCGTGGACCAGGCGAAGCACTTCGCTGACGTCCTCGCGAAGCTGAAGAAGCTCGGGCTCAACCAGGAGATGTTCGACCAGCTCGCACAGGCCGGCCCCGAAGCGGGCATGGCTGCGGCCGAGGCGATCCTCGGTGCGGGCGCGGCTGGCGTCAAGCAGGTCAACGACCTGGAGAAGCAGCTCCAGGATGCTGCGGGCAAGGTCGGCAAGACCGCGTCCGAGGTCATGTACGACAACGGCATCCACATGGCTGAGGGCTTGGTCAAGGGTCTGGAATCCCAGGCCGACAAGATCGAGAAGCAGATGCTGAAGATCGCCGACTCGATGGTTGCTGCCATCAAGAAGGCGTTGGGCATCCACTCCCCCTCGCGGGTGCTGGCCAGGATCGGCGCGTACGTCGGTCAGGGCTTCCGCAAGGGCCTGCTCTCCGAGCGGTCCAACATCGCTGCGGCGGTGGAGGACTCCCTGCTCATCGGGCAGACCTCGAACTCCACGGCACGCAACATCGCTTCGGCGGTGGGCAGCGCCCTGGCGACCGGCTCCTCGACTGGAGGCAGTTCGAAGACTCTCAACTACTACGCGGCGCCCGGCTCCTCGCTGGGCTCCGAAGAGGATCTGTTCGCCGCCGCGAACCGAGCACGGATGGGATGGTGAAGTAAGTGCCGAAGCTCCTGCTCGTGAGCGGTGCGGACACGATCAACCTCAACGAGATCGACGAGTTCGGGATCGGGTTCCAGGTCAAGGCCGGCGTGTCTGGCCTTGGCCTGCCCCCGGTCTCGGTCCAGTGGCTGGAAGGCGCCGGAGACGGCGCCGTCTTCCGAGGGACGCGAGTCCAGACCAGGGACATCGACCTCCCCATCGAGATCCTGGCGCTCGACCGGACGGACCTGCAAGCGAAGCTCTCCCGGCTGGCCCTCGTGCTGGCCGGGGGGTGCACGCTGGTCCTCCAGAACGGCGACGGTACTCGGTGGAGTACGGAGGTGCACCGGGTCGGGGGTGGCGAGTACACCTACGGCGAC